CGCCTTCGGCTCTTGCTTTATTACTGACTAAAGACAGACAAAGAAGTGATAACGCTAGTAGTCGTAATCGCATCATTAAGAGTTACTTTTTCAGTCATTTGGCTTGCTGCCCTAGTAGTAATACTAAGTGACCAATCTTTTGTGCTATCTGCAACTGTAAATACTGCATCACCGCCAGCAATACCAGCAGATGCAGCTACAGAAATGTTAGATGCTTCCCAAGTATTTAGGGCTGACCCATATTTTTCTGTCACTACTGTACGAGTTATGGTCTGAGTGGTATTTTCAGTTCTGTTACTAGAACCAGTAGTCCAAGAAGGCACTCCATTTGCGTAACAAGGTGCAGCTAGAAACAAACTTAATAGTAATAGTTTTTTCATTTGATACCTACATTAGTGTCTTTGTTATCTACCATCTTAGCAGCGTTGTTGGGTTTCTTTTTGTTCACACTGATACCATAAGAACCTAAGACTCCACTTGTAAGTCCAGCTAAAAAAGCTCCATCATTACGGATTTTATCCATGTATCCAAGAGTCATCATTGCTAATGACCAAACAAGAATCATAAAACGAACAGCGTGACCAAACAGTTCACCCCAATCCGTACCTTCTTTTTCTTCTTGATCTTCCATAGAAGTGCAAACTCTTGTCTAATACTAGCAATGTAGCTATGTTTGGAAAGTAACACAAGATTATTATGCTCAAACTCTTAAAACCAATACTACTAAAGTTCTTTACTACTACTGCTGTTAAGCGACTTATCGTGGATCTGCTTCGTGCAATCTGTAAGCAGACCTCGAACACTCTTGATGACAGGGCTGTTGATATGTTGGAGCAACAGTTGTTTCCTAAAATGAACTGATATGAACCACAAAGAATTTTTCAAAGTACTTATCGGCAATCCACCGCCAGAAATAGAGTTTGAAATTGAAGTTAAGCAACGTGAGACAGAACAACTGTCTGATGAAGCTGTAAGAGCATACTGTTTAGACCTAGTTAAATACACAAGACTACAAGATTTGCTTTTAACTTCAGCAATAACTCGTATATCAGAGATAGAAACCAAACTATACAAGTATGAAAGAGGTATGAAACTATATAAAAAAGTTAGAAAATTAGGGTTTGTAGGTAAAATTAAGTATCTTCTGTTTGGCAAAACAGATAAGAAATGATTATATTAATTAAAAAACAAGACTAATCATGGATAAAAGCTTAGAGGTTTTAAACACTATGCACTATGAGTTAGCAAAACTTTTAGTGGATAAAATAAAAACAGGAGAAGCAAAGGCAGGTGATCTAAACGTAGCTAGACAGTTTTTAAAAGATAATGGTGTCGAATGTATACCTGTAGAAAGTAACCCAATGCAAGAGCTTATGGAGAACTTACCAGACCTAGATGCTGTACCTTTAGCTGATATATGAAAATTTTAGATACCTTTGCAGGTATTGGTGGTTTCAGTTATGCTGCTGAAAAACTTATAGGCGGTTTTGAAACCACACAGTTTGTAGAAATTGACCCTTTCTGTCAAAAAGTCCTCAAAAAACACTGGCCACACGTTCCTATCCATGACGACATCAAAACATTTACAGCAAGACCTTTTCAGTGGGACGTCATATGTGCCGGGTTTCCCTGTCAGGACATTAGTGTGGCGGGCCTCCAAAAAGGCATTACCAAAGAAACCAGATCAGGTTTGTTTTACGAACTCATGCGAGTCATACGCATGGTACGACCAAAATACGTTGTCTTGGAGAACGTGGCAGCGATCCTTAATAGAGGGTTGGACATTGTACTCAGGGAACTTTCCGAAGCAGGGTATGATGCAGAGTGGTCAGTTATTTCAGCAAGTTCTTTGGGAGCCTGTCATCAGCGATCAAGGTGGTGGCTCATTGCCTACCCCAACGACAATGGATCACCTTCCACAGAGAAGTGTGGATTCAATGGTGAAGCAAGTGACAAAACACAGGAAGGGCAGAACCAAACTTGCCAATCTGAGAGAAGCAGTAAATCCAGAAACAGTACAGTTGTTCAACGAGCTTCAGAGTTTACCGACTCCTACAGCAAGAGATCACAAAGACGGCTGTTACAATTCAACAAAGAACTGCAAGAGACAAGACACATTAGGGAGAAAAATACATTTAATTCTTCCAACCCCGACAGCTTTAGAACACAAAGCAACAGCAAAAGAATGGAATCACCAATCTGGACAAATGCTTTCCTCAATAGCAAGGAGAGGAGAACTCTCGAACCAGACTGGAGAAGATATGTTTCTGAACCCAGCCTTTGTAGAGGAGATGATGGGTTACGAGGTCGGGTGGACCGCCTTAGATCATTAGGCAATAGTATAGTCCCGGCTGTAGCAGCTATTCCTTTGCAGAGGGTAAAAGACCTTTATGAAGCCACTTCCTAAAAAACTACAGGACTTTAGATATTTTTTAATCGTTACTTGGAGACATCTAAACCTACCAGACCCTACACCTGTTCAGTTAGACATAGCTGAATATCTACAATATGGTGCAAGACGTAAAATTATACAAGGATTTCG